AACCAGCTATCTAGTTTAACCACCCTTCTGGCCAACCAATTTATCGGTATACTATTCCAAAACCAATGGTCATATCGCATAATAAATTCTCCTAAAACAATATGGTCAATAAAATACTAATAATATCAATCATTTTTTTCTTCTTTCATAGTGTTTTCCAGCACCTAACGTATATAATGGTAGGTGTTTCTTGTTCTGTGTCTTATGGACATATCCACTCTCATAGGACAAGTCATCAGCGTGTTGCCAGTCTGGTTTTTTCTGTGGTTTTTTCTTCTTCTTTTTCATTACTTTTTGTTCCTAAAATGCTTGTATACCTTCAAATAATATTGGAAGGTTTTGGGGAAATTGAATGGACAAGGCAATTTTCGCTCAAAATACTCTTCCACATCCCTTACCAATTTTTTAGTCTCTTCTATGGTCATTTTATCCACTTATCCACATATTTCTTAGCGACATACATGAATCCTAAAATTATCAAAATAATACCTACATCTACACCCCAGCCGTATCCTGTAGTGAGGGATACTCCCCCTACAGACGGACCTTCTGGTTTACTGTCGGGTTGGACAATAGTCTGATTAATATCAACATTGCTTCTTCCTTCACCGATATTAATTGTTTTCTGTGCTACTTCATATGTTTTCATTTTCATTTCCTTGTATAAACTGCTTTAAATTTCGATAATATTCCAGAACAACCATCACACAGCTCTGATAATTTACAAAGGTCAACTGGCTCTAAATGTACTTCATAACCAAGTTCCTTATATACATCAACAACCTCTAAAAGACGATTGTCATCAGTGTTGCAACGAAACTCCCAGCCCTCTTCAATGAGTTCCTGTTTAGCGGGTATATCATGTCCAGTATATGTATCAATCATCTTCTTCTTTATTATTTATTCGATGTGCTTGACATATTTAACATTATCATTTTTTATCTGTATGTCTATCTGGTCTGCAAGTATGTCACCTATCAACTGAACAAAATCATCACCAAACTCTTCATTGGTCATACCAGCGGAATAATGTATATCATATTCAAATGAAAGTGAAGCATTATTATCTACCTCTTTCACACCTATGTTGTTGTATGAATATACTACACCATTAAAGTAACTTGACACATCTGTAATACAAATTGTAGGCTCATTTTCAAGGCCCTCCTTTGTAACAAATGTATATTTTTCTGGGCTAACTCTTGTTGTAGCCTCATCAGTCATCGGTTATCACCACTTCCTTTTATCATGTCACGTTCTAAACGTGATTCTAATTTCTTCACATTGGTCTGTGCAATATCTTCTAATGATAAGTCTAAGTCACTTGCAATTGCAGATAGATACCACAGGACATCACCCAGCTCTTTCTTGATTTCATTATCAAAGGCATTACTATCTTCACCGCCAAGCCATGGTTCACACCCATCTCTGATATATTTCTTGACCTTCTCTGCTACCTCTCCTGCCTCACCTGTCAGTCCCAGAGTGGGATATACCATCCTGTAATCATCTGGATAGACAGCGGTTGACTTCGCAAGTTTCTGATATTCATTAAACGTCATCTTCTAAACATCCCATATAGGATTCTTTTCCATCCACTCTACCCAATCATCATGTGGCATATAGTATTCAAGAACAGTTTGAATAGCCTTGAGCAACCCATAGTCTGGTTCGATAACGTCATTTGAACAGACCGCCTTATCTAACTGATTGAACATATGATAAGAATCTTTCAGCTCATCAATGATAACTTGATCACAATCTTCAACTTTTAGTGTAATCGTTTTCATGTCATTTACTCTTCTGGGTCATATTGATATTCTCTCATATATTTTTCTGCTTCTTCTATCGTATCGAAAAAAGAACCACCCATTTCTTCTTCATCATCATATATTTTTACACAATATGTACCAACAATTGGGGGTTCAATAACAAGATTGAAGTCTATAATCGTAAGTTTTGCTATTTTCATCGATTAACTCCATATTTCTCCATAAGATATTCAGAAACAGTAACGCCCACGCCCATCTTTTCGGCACGTTTTTCGGCACGTTTGATGATATACTTTTTACGGCCATCACTTAACTTATCGTAGTCTTTCACTACGTCTTTTGAATATTTTAAATTCGGGTTCATTCTTCTAAGGCCTCCTTCACCTTTTCTACAAGATTGTCATAGGTAGCATAACAACCACCTGTCCATTCATCATCTTCAAATTCACGGATTTCTATATTTCCGCCAGGTTTGGTCTGGCCATCAATAGACAATTCACCCTCTTTCATAAGAGATATTTCAATGTGTTTCATTATAACGATACTCCTGATAAAAGTTCTACAGTTTTCACAACGTCATTATATGTTACATCATATTTTCTTATGAGTTTTTCCACTGTATCTTCCATAATCGTAGTGTGTTCAAACGGATTTTCTTTATCATAATCGGTAACAATTGACTTACACAATTCCCAATTACCTTCAATCATTTTTCCATTTACATCATATAGTTTCATACTTTCCATCCTTCACCAAATTCTGTATTATCAAATAGAGGACTAGTAAAATCATCCTCACTTTCGGTTTGATTACTATCTACAATACCCTTTTGAGCCTTTTCATCCAAATTATTTAAACGCATTTTTGCACGGTCAATTCCAATCACGAACCGTTTATTTATTGTTGGGTCGTTATATCTATTTTTGAGTTGTTTGACTGCAATTTGATTGAGTCCATCGAGTTCTTCATTAGATATGAGTGCAAACATAAGATCGGCCGTGGCAGGAAGTCCAAAACTTTCAGATGTGTCTTCAAGACCAATATCCGTAGATATGAAACCTGATCTAGTGGTCTGTGTTGCTGACATAATTGGGAGATTTGTCTCAACCGCCAATCCCCTAAGTTCTTCTGCAATCGATTTAATATACATGTAAGAGTTAACACTGGTTGATCCTTTAAATCTACTTGATGCACATATATTCAGATAATCCACAAAAATAATATCTGGTTTGAAAGATTTCTTGATTGCTAATTCCTTAACTAATCCACGAAAATGACCAGTATGTGCGGAGGCTGTCGGATATTCCTTAATAATCAGTTGTCCATTAGTGTCTTTTTTAATACGACCTATCTTAGTAACATACATGGACTTGGGTAGGTCATGTAAATCTTCCATAGAGATATTCATCAAGTTTGCATCTATCCGCTCTGCAATACGTTCTTCCGCCATCTCTAATGTAATATATAGAACATTTTTACCTTGGTTCATACAGTTGGCTGCCATATGACACATGAACAGAGATTTACCTACACCAGTACCCGCAAGTGCGATATTAAGGGTTTTAGGAGGCAATCCACCCTTAGTGATACGGTTGAAAAACTCTAAATCAAACGGTATTTTCTCCTCTACTGTATGGTAAAAATCAAATCTTTCATCACTATCCAGTAGGTAATCATGGCCAACAGAGTTATCAAAACCAACAGCCAAGGCGTCTGAGAGAATATTAGGCAGAGAGTCAATATCTCGCTCCTTATCCTTTCCATCAATGATTTGTATACCTTCAACAATCGCATTGTACACCGCCTTATCTTTACAGAATTTCTCTGTAGTCTCTACTAACCATTCAAAATTCGCATTTTCATCCTTTTCAAGGCTCTTAACTACAGATAATACCGTTTTAACATCTTGTTCATTCAAGTCTCGGCGATTATCAATCTCAATCTCAATAGATGATTTGGTTGGTAGAGAATTATATTTCTCCACGAATTTCTGAATCTCTTCAAATATAATACGCTCATTACGGTCAGAAAAGTAATCCTTCCTCATATGTGGAAGTACTGTTCTAGCGTAATCTTCGTTTTCTATGAGCTCTGAGAGTGTTGTTTTTTCAATCGTCTGCATTCATATACCCCGTTAACCAGATAGATGCATCTATGCGGGATTTAAAAGAAACAAATGCTCTTTCAATGGTTCTTTATGTACAATTTTATACTTTGAATTTGACACAGCATTTGTTTGTGCATTTTCTTTATATCCAAAAGATATGTGATTGTTAATTCTTTTATCAAAAATTTCAAATAATTTGTCAATTGTAACTTTTGATCTATTATTATAAGAAATAAGAATGTAACTATCTTTAAATTTATCAATCAATTTTATAAATGAATTTTCAACATATTTTAAATCTAAATCTTCAAATTCAGATATGGAGCTTTTAATTGTATCACTTGAAGCATCATATCTTCTGTTAGCGACACCAACAGTATTGGGTTTATCATTTAAACAAATCGTAGTCCAGATATGATAATAAGATTGATATCTAACTCTAGAAGTTGGTGTTTTTTTATTAGATGTTCCATACGGCGGATCAACATACACTAAATCATATTTGTCTTTAATATCAAAAATTGTTTTCTGATAAACCTTGTGATTTAGATTGTCAATTTTAAAA